GAAAGAGGTCAGGAAGTTATCTTTTACACCACGAGCGGTACAATAACGCTCTAATGCCCGATGGGGGATTAGGTCCAGTTCGACGACCGCACCAGCAGTCCCGCAGAGCGTTGAGGGAATTTCTCACAACCGATATACAGCGTGTCCCAAGCGTCCGACCCATCCGTGCGGCTCTCCAGGCGGTCTTCCTCCGTCTCTGCCAGTTTCTCACCGCGCTTGTCTTTCTTACCATTATACACGCCCGCCGTCTGTAGCGACACCAGCAGGTCGTCGCAGTTGTCTTGGTTGATATAGGGCGTGAGTCGTCCCTGCCCCTGAAATCCTTGGTTGATCAGCAAGTGCTTTTCCGCGTGGTTCATCGGGTTCCCCACATACACCGACTTCACCACCCAACCTTGCGCGCGCAGCGTTTCTTCAATCACCCTCCGAAAGTCGCGGTCATTCACCGCGTAGTTCGAGCCTAGCGCAGTGGAGTCGTAGTAGAAGATCACCTCTCGGTTCTTACGCGTGCGGTAATAGTTCGCAAAGTCCTGACACAGCTCGATCAGTTTCCGCTCATATTTCACAAAGAAGGCTTTCACCGTGTTCATCCTCCCGCGGTCTTCGTCCACCTGTCCCACCACCAGCCAGTTGATGTTCCGGTTGAAGTCAAAGGCGATGCACAAGGGCTTGTCGGGGATCAGGTCGGCATCCACCTCCATACTCTTCGCCTGCTTCGCTGCCTTGCCAAAGTCATATTCGAGGTTGTCCAGATAGTTGTAGTCGGCTGCTGTATATAGATGGCGCTCCTGCATCGAACTGTAAAAGCCGTCCCTCAGTTGGCGCACAGGGATACAGAGCACGCTCGTATAAAACACCAGCGGGGGCAGGTCGCGTTTCATTTGGCGGATATAGGATTCTCCCAGCACCTCTAGGTTGGTCAGCGTCGAGTACACGCCATAGTAGAGCGCATTCTTCCGCAGCACTGCCAGTTGGCGATCTAGGCTCTTGAGCTTCTTCTGCAGATACTCGGGAGCATCTTCTTCCATCCGCATTCGGTGGGCGATGCCCTCACGCTCCGATTTCAGCGACACGATCACACGGATCAAATCGCGGTCCATCTCTTTTTCGTAGTTCAAAAACCACGACCCGGCTTTGGTCAACGGCATATCGCTTGTCACCAGCATTCCATGATGGAGCGGACAGTGTCCAAACTCGCGCTGCTGTCCGCGATTGGCGAGGAAGGTTTCGTCCTTCAGTTGGTCAAACTTGATAAACTTCCCCTCGTCGATGGAGATAAAGTCGAAGCTCTTCGAGTTCGACGTGCCCTTGCGGTCCTGCGAAATGATTTGACAGATAGAGCCGTTGTAAAAGGAGATGATGTTGTCATAGCTGTAAGGCTCTATCAGCGGACGACCCCAACCCAAAGCCTTAGGCGGACGATGACCGATGCACCAGTGCACATCGCGCTTATAGCCCCAGTTCTCCCAGTGCATGCTCGTCGAGGGTAGGGTATTGGTGAGCGCGCGCACCACACTCGGAGCCACCATCGCCACCGTGCACCCCGGCATCTGTTGCACCACGTTCAGCAACACCGATGCCTGCACCAAGCCCTTTCCCGTACCGCGACCTGCCACCACCACATTATCCTTCGCACCGATGCTCAGCACCTCACGCTGCATTCTGTTCAGGTATATCTTCATTGGCTTTGTGTTTTACACCCCTATCGGGCATTTATTTCAGACGCTTTGAGCTTTGAGATGCGCTGCATCACGGACCTTCGCGTCTAGTTCCGTCAGTGCGCGGTGCACATCTGTCGCCAGCACTTGCGGTTCTTTCGTCACATCCCCATCCGTCAGCGCGCGGATTTGGGCATTCGTGCTCTCGCGTTGTTGTTGTGCCATTGGGGCATCGTCCCCAAAGTCATCATCCCCACCCGCTGCCACGAAGAGGCGCGGATACAGCGCGCTCAGCACATGTTTTGCCCCCATCCACCACAGCAGCACCGAGTAGCAGCGCGCAGGAGTCGCTTCCACCTCCACCGCATAGTCCCCATCCTCCGTTCGATACAGCAAGGGCAACATCTGCTCCAGAGCAGCGATATTTTGACTCGAAAGAAAACCTTGATACAGATTTTCGCACTTCAGATAGTCCCCAAAACTCAGTCCATCCAGATTCGCAGCCACCGCCTCCGCACCATCCAGCACCGCCAGGCGCACCGGCGTTGTCGGAGGTTGCTCCATCCAGCGCAACTGCTCACAGTGGGCTGCCAGTGCAGCGATAGCATCCTCATTGTCCGCCACACCGCGCCAGCGCCCCAGCACCCTGCGCTCATCATCCGTCAGACAATGGCGCAGCAAAAAATACGCAGCGATCTCTTGCGGACTATAGCACTCTTGTGCCAGCAGCGCACACACATACTCTAATTGCGAGGCACTCAGCGCACCCCAACTTTGCGGTATCTCCATATATTCTAACGTCTAATGTCTAATATCTAACGTCTAACGTCTAATTTCTAACGTCTAAAACGGTCCGCGACCCTCTAATGTCTAATATCTTAGCATCCTAAGAGGATTCGATACCCTCTAACCTCTAACTTCTAACGTCTAATGTCTAACGTCTAATGTCTAACGTCTATTTCATAGAAGTATCCTTTGACCAACGGCGACACCCCCTCATCCGTCAGCGTATATTCCAGCCGTTGGCACAGATACTCCCGTCCACGAATCACATATCGGTCAGTCGGGCGCAGCATCCCAGCGTGCACAAAGGTGGCAGCCATCAGCACCCGCGTGTCAGCAGGAGTATAAGCCGTCAGCACATCCCGCACCATCCCCTCGCTATAGCCCGCATCCTCCTCCTTTGCCGTCAGTCCCTTGAAGTTCAGCAGCAAACGATACGACACATCGAGCAATAGTTTAGAGTGCTCTTGCGAGATGTAGTAAGGGCAACCGCAAGCCATAGGCAGCGCATACGATGTCGCACTAGCCACCACACCATTGTCACGACCCCTGCCACGCTCGTCCACCATCTTTCGCCGTCCCCCAGAGTAGTAAGCCACCTCCAGCACATCACGTTTAGCAGCCTTCTTCACCTCACGCTTAGGATACAGCGCGCGATACACCGAAAAGTGCGACGACTCAGAGGCAGTAGCGCTGTCCGCCGTCGCCATGTAGCCATAAGGTTGCGGAAAAAACGTCGGCTCCAGACTCAGGTCCACCAGCGACACCAAGCAAGCACGCTTCGTCCCCTCCACCGCAAAAGCCGGCACGATCCGTAGTTGCACCTCACTCTCTTTCGAGCCTTCATCATGAGGACCACCCTCCGCACCATCTTCCACAACCTCTTTTTTCGGACGATGCGCACCCAGCACATCCACCACGTCCAGCGCCCAACGGCTCTCCGTTCCGTGTTCCAGCAGGTAAGTGTGACTAAATCCCGTCAACTCGTTGTCATACACCCGTCCCGTTCCGTAACTGCTGTTCAGGTCATTCACCGCGTCAAACTGCGCAAACCCCTCAAACGCCACACGCTCTGCCTTCTGCACCACCTCATCGGGCAGCGCCAAAGCAGAAGGCACACCCGACAACTTATACCCCACACGAGCTTGCGCCACGTCCTTACGCGAGCCCTGCTGCTCCAGAGTCGTCGTGTAGGCATCGCTCACAGCCTCCAGCACCACTTCTGAGCCGTCTGCGGCATACAGACTCCCACGGCGCGTGATTTTCAGTCGCCGTCCCTCCACCTCGATCAGCACACCAAAGAAGCGCTGCACCTCCGTCACAAACTCTCGTGCCGTCCAGTGGGGCAACATTTGGCGATAGTCCAGCGTAGGGCGCACATTCGCCACGATCAATCGCTCAAACCACGTCCCGCGCAGCGCATTGTCCTCCGCACGCACTTCAAATCCCAATGCCCTAAACACACGCTCTAGCAAAGGCACCAGATAGGGCTGTGGCGCAAACACATAGCTCTCTTCAAACACGGTGCTCTCGAGGGTCGACCCCGCACGCTTGATGGGGGCAAGCAGTCCTAGGCTCTTATCGCCAAACGTACTATCTCGACCACTGTCCCCTCCAGTCCGCGCCATCGTCTCGCACAGCTCATTGACGAGCTTCTTGTCGCTCGTGGAGTAGATAGGCAGGGCAGTCGCGTCTTCATCGCCGATGCGCAGGCTCGTGGGGTCGTTCTCGTCGGCTTGCCACATCAACTTGCCCCGCATCATCGCGTCGCGTGTACTTTCATACGTCTGCACACTGTGCTCACCCATCGCCCGCACGTAGGCGCCCTGCAATGCCTGACCCAGCGACGGCAACTCGTCGATATAACGATCGCGCCCCTGCTCATCGAGCAAGGACACATTCAGTGCCGAACGACCGCCCAGCAACTGCACTTTTACTTCCACATCCGTCACACTCGTCACCACAGCCGTACCCTCCACGCGCAGAGGCAGTGCCACCAGCAGCGCGCGCAGGCGCTTTCCCAGCCACGCCCCCTTGCCCACCTCCGCACGATGCAGAGCGCCAAAGATAGCGAGGTTCTCAGCACAACCCTCCAGAGGCAACGACACTTCAAACGTGTAATCCCCCGAGTCGGTAAACAGCGGATTCTCGCGCGTCAACTTGATTTCGGTCTGCTCCTTCAGCACTGCGGGCTTAGAGTTGAGATATAGCGTCAGCATTTTAAGTCATTGATAGTTATTATCCCAAATCGGGTATTAGATCCTAGACAGATTTCATTTTATGGTTGAGCAGATGGTTGATTGTGAGT